ATGGAAAAGATAGACGAAAAGGGAAAGGCTAAAAATGGCTAGTATCTACCAATTAGCACGGCAGCGAATCGCAGGCACCACGATCAAGGCGCCGACAAAGAAAGTCACGCTTTCGGAGTGCGGACACCTAGTCAAGGCGAAGGAACCGAGTGAGAAGCACGAACCGACGCCGGAAGAAATCGAGGAACATAAAGCCAGGCAGCGCAAGTATTTCCACGACTGGTATTTAAGGCACAAGGCCGAGTGTACGGCGAAAAGCCGTGAGTGGGCCAGGAACAACCGCGAGAAGTCGAGAAAGCAGAGTCAGCGGTATTACTGGTCACACAAGGATGAATGCAACGCGGCAAGCAAAAAATGGCGCTACGAGCATAAAGAACGCTATAACGCGCGCATGAGGGCGTACAGGAAAAGGCAAAAAGAGAAAAAGCAAGCCCAGAACCCTTAAATTTAGCCCGTTTTCGGGCTTTTTTTGTTTATAAAATTTTTACACATTTTTATAAAAAATATCTTGACAAGTTATAAAGAATTATGTATATTATAGACGTAAACAACAAACAAGCGAGGATGCACAAATGATCGACCTTTTCAAACTCTACAATAACGGAGAATGCCTTGTCAAGTACGCCACGATGGAAGAAATCAACTGCTTGCTTGATACGATTGATGACCATACATTTGTGGAAGTAGTCTACCAATGCACACAAGAGGAATTTGATAAGACTATCCCGCTCATCACGGCATAACCAAAGCCTAACCACACAACGGCGAGCGGGCAACGCCTGAACCCGTAACATTAACTACTAGAAAAGGAGCAAAACAATAATGGGCTATACGACACTTAGACCGACCAGCGTAACGCCGAAGGCGCATGAGCTGGCAAAGACAGAAGCCAAGCGGCGCGAAAACATGGGCATCCCGTCCAGCATTACCGCCGTAATTTCCGAAGCCGTAATCGACAAGTACGGCGAAGGCAACCTCAAGAAAGGAGCGAAAAAATGAAAAAGGACAAACTTTTCCTCGCGACGATAAACGGCGAACTGGTGGGCGTAATGACGATGGCGGACGCACTCAAGTATGCCTGGAACATGGATCACGCCACGCTTTCGCTTGAACCTGAACCTGAACAGGAACAGAAAACCGCAAAACCCAAAACCGAGGCATAGACCATGGCAGATGAAAAAACCGTTAATTACAAGTCGCACAAGTCCCGTTCCGAATTTTCCGTGAAGGGGACGCCGACAAGGGCCTATCTTGCCGTGAGTGGCGAAGCCGCCACGAATCCGAAGGTTATGAAGCAGATTGGCGATGTGCGTAAAGGATCTTATGACTTCGCCACCGTTGACTGGATGGCCCGCCAGCTCAAAGAAACCTACTAAAGAAATTCACACATAAAAAAAGACTTTTCACAGGAGACTTTTTAATATGAGCGAAAACAACGAACTCAAAATTGTTGAATCCATCAAGATTGAAGAAGATTATTCCGTCACCGTCACCCACAGGGAAAACCTCTTGTCCTTTTTCAGGAACGGCGCGAACCTTGACGGCCTCTACAATGTCGTTCAGGCAAAGGCCCGCGCACTCGTTGCCGATGCGACTACGAAGGAAGGCGTTTCCCAGATCAAGAGCACCGCCCGACAGATTGCAAGCATCAAGAAGCGCGTGGACGACATCGGCAAGGACGTAGTTGCCGAACTCAAGGACCTGCCGAAGCAGATTGACGCCAACCGCAAGAAGTGGCGCGAAGACATGGAATCCCTGCAAGATGAAATCCGCAAGCCCGTGACCGAAATCGAGAACCGACAGGCCGAAATCGAGGAAATCAGGGCGACCCACGGCAAGCTCGTCCTGTCCGGCTCCGAGGAAATCAAGGCAGCGATCGAAACGCTTGACCAAATCGAACTTACTGACGATAAATGGAAGGAAAGTCTCGAAGACGCCACCGCCGCCGTGACCGCCGAAAAGAACGCTCTCGAAGTAATGCTTAAGGCCGCGCTCAAGAAGGAGGCCGAAGCCCGAGAGCTCGAAGAACTCCGTAAAAAACAGGAAGAAGCCGAGCGCATCATCCGCGAGCAGAAAATCCGCGAGGAAGCCGAACGCAAGGCACGCGAAGAAGCCGAGGCAAGCGCCGCGGCAGAAAAGGCCCGCCTTGAACGCGAAAAGGCCGAGGCCGAACGCAAGGCCGCCGAAGCAGAAAGGGCCGCAAAGGAGGCCCTGGAACGCGAAGCGGAGGCACGCAGGAACCAGGCAACCGCAAGCGTCGATTTTCCCGTGTTCCAGGGAGCAGCAGCCGCGGTCAAAAGGCCGTCAAGGTGGACCGACGAACAGAAGAAAGTCAACAGCGCAATTCTCGCCAGGTTCGCCGAAATCATCCGCGCAAGTCTGCCGAAGCACATCGCGGGCCATTCCGACCAGGGCTATGAACTCGCCGCAAACGAGGCCGCAAAGGAAATCATCAAGGCTATCGCGTGCGGAAAAATCGAAAACATCAACGTGAGGTACTGATACCATGACGCAGAAAAAAATCGAAGAAGAACGCGAATTCGCGGCCCAGTGCATGCTCGAGCAGTTCGACGAAATGCTGGAAGCCGGAGAAATCACTCAACAGCGCCACGACGAACTCGTGGCAAAGGTAAAGGGGGTATAACCATGGAATTTATCGAAATCAAGCGCAACGAGGCCGAAAAGGCCGCATGGCTGGAAAAGCGCAAGCACTACATCACCGGAACCGACGCGGGCAAGCTCATTGGCGTGTCCCCGTGGGGCGGCAAGTTCGCAGTATGGCTCGACAAGACGGGACGCGCCGCGCCCGTTGTCGAAACGCCCGCCATGAAGGCAGGCAAGAAGTTCGAATCGGCAATCTTGCAGATGTACGCCGAGGAAATGAACTGCAAGCTGGAGCACGTAGACGGCTACAACCTCATTACTTGCGACAAGTACCCGCGCCTCGGGGCGTCCCTTGACGGCTGGAACCACGACCTGCAAATTCCGGTCGATGCAAAGAACATCAAGTGGAAAAACGAGAAGTGGGGCGACGCATGGACGGACCAGTTCCCGGAATACTACAAGGCACAGCTCCAGGTTCAAATGATGGTGACGGGCGCCACGTTCGCACATCTCGCCGTGATGTTCTCCGGCCAGGACTTCTTCATCTATTCCATGGAATACGACGAAGACATGGCGCAGAAGATTCTCGACGCATCCGACGAATTTTGGCCTTTTGTCGAGCGCGACAAGATGCCCGAAGCCGACGGCTCCGACGAAGCCACGGAATACATCAAGAGCGAATTTGCAAGGGGTGACGCCGCCTCCGTCAAGGAGCCGACAGAAGAAATCCTCGAAGCCTTGAAGGGCTTGCAGAAGGCGAAACTCGACGAGAAGGATGCACAGACGCGCAAGACTGAATTCGAAAACCGCATCAAGCTGTTCATGGGCGACGCGACCGCAATCAAGGGCGTGTGTACCTGGAACAACAACAAGGACAGCGTCAAGACGGACTGGGAACAGGTGGCGAGCGTGGCCCTCGCTTCAATGAGCGCCGAAGACCGGGAAAAACTGGTAGCCTCGTACACGACGACAAAGCCCGGTGCGCGTGTTCTCCGAATCACGGCAAAGGGTTATTAAAAAGTAAGAAATAAATAATTTTTGAAACTGCTACAAAATTGTATATTATATGCACAATTCGAACGAATAAACAGAGGTAAACGAAAATGGAAAACAACAACAATTACAATGTTCCGGCAGAATTTAGCCCGCAGACAAACGGCGACTTGACCGCTCCGGCGGTCGCCATGTCCGCATCCGAAAGCGCCGCAATCGCCATGGCGACACAGCAGAAGGCAATCGTCGAAGCACGTTACAAGATGGCCCTCGCGCGCCCCCGTGACCTTGACCTGGTGCGGCAGAAAATGCTCAAGGATGCGAGCCGTCCCAGCTTCGCGAACGTGGCAATCTACCACAAGCCCGTAGGCAACGGAATCGAAGGCCCGTCTATCCGTTTCGTCGAATCAGCAATCCGCAACATGACGAACATCCTCACGGAGACTTCCACCGTGTCCGAGGACGACGAACGCCGCGTGATCCGCGTCGCCGTGAGCGACCTCGAAACAAATACCTATTTCTCGCAGGATGTCACCGTCACGAAGACCGTGGAACGCCGCAAGCTCCCGCAGGGCGAAAAGCCCATCCGCGTGCGCGCCAACAGCAACGGCCAGCCCATCTACATCCTGCACGCCACCGACGACGAAATCCTGAACAAGCAGAACGCCCTTATTTCCAAGGCCGTCCGCACGCTAGGCCTTCGCCTGATTCCGGGCGACCTCGTAGACGAGGCCCTCTGGGAAATCAAGAAGACCATGGCACAGCAAGACCGCCAGGACCCCGACGCAGCAAAGCACCGCATCATCGACGCTTTCGCACAGCTCGGCGTAAGCGTGGAAGCCCTGAAGGAATTTGTGGGCCACGAACTTTCCGCATTGACGCCGAACGAAATCCAGTTGCTCCGCACCACATATACATCCATCAAGGATGGCGAGACTAGCTGGAAGGCGGTGATGGACGACAAGGCCGAAAAGGAAGCCAACGCCAAGGAAAAGCAGAAGCAAGCAGCGACGCCGACTTCTGCAAAGAAGGCCGAAACGAAGAAGGCCGAAACCGTGACCGAAAAGGCGCAGACCCGGAACGACAAGAAGTCCGCCGCACCGAAGGCGCAGCCGACCGTGACGGATGCCGAAGTCGTGGAAGATTCGGAAGCTGAACCGGAAGACAGCGACATGTTTGCATAGCCGATGAAACGGCCCTTGAAATATCCTACTGCGTCGATAGTGGGCGAGAAATTCGGCCTACGTTCCGAAGAATACAAGCGCGTCTATGCGCTCGAACAATGGGCGGCGCGGCATGGCTACAAAGGGCATAGAAAGCACATAGTGCCGACAAAACACGACCGGAGCAAACAGCAATCTTTAATCTTGATGGACTTTTAGCAGGACACCATGGCATACCTGAACAGAGCAACTCTCATAGGAAACATCGGGAAATACCCCGAAATCAAGACTCTCCAGAACGGAAGGAAATTCGTTTCTTTTTCGCTCGCCACCAGCAAGCGTTACCGCGACAACAACGGCGAACAGAAAGAAGAGACCCAATGGCACAACATCGTTATTTGGGGCAAGACCGCCGAGACATTCGAGAACATCGGAATCGGCAAGGGGACACAGCTCTACATCGAGGGCGAAATCACTAACCGGAGCTGGACGGACCAGACAACGGGACAGAAGCGATACACCACCGAAATCAATGTAAACTCGTTCCAGATTCTTTCGTCAAGGAATACGCAGGGAACATCCGGCAACGGCGCAAGCAACGGTGGCGCATACGGAGCAAGCCTGCAGACGCGACCGCAACCGGCATACAACGAAAGCGACGATATCGATCTCCCTTTTTAAGTCACGGCTCGTCAATTTCTGATTCGGTCTATGGTCAGAACTTGACGCAGTTGCCAGCCTTCGCCTAAAAGGTGTGACGAATTAGGCACAACGGCATGTAGCTCAACGGTAGAGCGGGCAATCCGTGCAAAGCCAAAGCACGGCGACTAGCTCCATGCGGTCGGTACTGGTTCAATTCCAGTCATGCCACTATGCGTCGAGTGACGCAGAACGAAGCCCCAGCGAACGGTTCATGCGGCAGGGACAAATTTGGGCTGTAATCTCGACGCGGTATCCCATCCACCGCAGCCCTGAACGGATGGAAAATTTTGAAGCGAGGACGCAGACATGAAGAACCCTTCCATGGTACATCGAGCTGAAAACATGTGGATCATGTTCGCGCCGTACCGCCACGCCATCAAGGAGGACTGCCCCGCGAAAGTAAAGCTCACCCTGATGGTAAACAAATGGATGAACCCGTGGCACGCGATGCAGGACCTGGAAAAGGTCATCCCGGCCAAAAGGCTCGCGAAACTGAAAGAGAATTTAAAAGGATAATCTACAACGAGGTAAAACAAAATGAACGAAAAAAATAATATCTATGACGACTGCATCTGGAACCCTCCCTTTGCCGAGGCCCTGAAAACGCTGGGGGATGATACCGAATGGAAACTGACCGAGGCGCAGCAGCGGTTCTTTGACGAGAAGAAGGGGCGCGTGAGCAACCTTCCCGAAGATGCGACCGAGCGCGAGAAGGAACTCGCCAAGATTGCGCTGTTTATGGCAACCTATGCCGAGAACTTGCAGAGGGCATTGAACCGAGTCAAGGCATCGCACACGGCAGCAAAGGAACGCGCTGAAGTAAATGAACGCTCCAATCGCCGCACGGACTTCTCGAAGGCATTGGGCGTGATGGTAGCCTGCTACCAGGCTATCGACCGTAACTTCGGTGACAAGATTCGAGAGCACATCGAGAAGAACAACCGCACCCAGAAGGAAGGACAGGTGCGCGCCCTCATGGAGCAGATGCAGAGGCTCACGAAGTAGAACTTGCCGCCTAGCTTGAGTAAGCGTTGTGGTAGACGTCAGCATAGGCGAGGCGGTAGATTCCGAGGATTGCAGGCGGTCACGTACCTCGATAAAACAACCTGCACAAGTTTAAAAAAGCCCTCCGGGCCGCATTTTACCACAACACAACGGTAAAATGAACCCCTCTCTACAGACCGCCCGGAGGGCGAACTTTTGAAAATTGCGCCACGATGACCAAACGATTCGGGCGCATGGCGCGGCGAGGCGGCTCGTAGAGATTCTCCATTTTTGCTTACCGCCCACGCCACTAGGCGGCATAAAAATAGCTGGATAAGCTAAAGCCGATAAAGACGGGTAAAACGTCGCGCCTCCACCCGCAGGGCCATAACTGCGGGAACGGATTTGAAACGAGGACAGACTGATGAACGAAAACGGAATAACGGTACTTTCTCTCTTCGATGGAATGTCGTGCGCAAGAATCGCGCTCAAGGAACTCGGAATCAAGGTGGACAAATACTACGCCTCCGAAATCGACAAGCACGCCATCAAGCAGACGATGCTAAACTTTCCCGACACCATCCAGCTCGGAAGCGTGACCGAGGTGGACGCAC